GCCTCTTAGTGCTGCTCCTACCAAGTTCCCCGACCCGATTACGCTTTGGATCCGTTGCTGCACATAGTGCAGCAGCGAAATCCCTAACGTTAAAGGGTTGGGATTTCTGAACAATGAGTGCATAGGTAGAATACCACCATGCATCCCACTGACCAGATACCCTGGTAGGCAAAGCAACGTCAAAGTTGGCATTTAAGTGTCCGTCCCCGAAGCCCATAGGCCCCAGAGGCAAACCCGTACGTCTCGCAATCGTGAACACATTAAGAAACGCCCTATCCCCAAAGGGATAGTTCGATTCGAAAATGCGATTCCAGAAATGCGCGACGTCCGAGACCTTTTGGAGGTCACTCACCAACTTTGGTGGCGTCACATCAACACCCGCGAAATAGTCGCCCCCACACGACTCGCGGAAGTAGGAAGTACAGAAACTCTTGCTCTCATTGACTAAGAAGCCAGTGAGAGAGAGGGCCTGAACCACCTGCTCATACGAATCAGTGGGAATAACCAGATCATCACCATAGACAGTCACATTATCAGTTACGCTACAACAAATAGCATAAAAGATTAATGATTCAAGCTCGAAGGTATAACCGTTGCCCATGGAAGAAAACTTCTCATTGGTACGTGTCACGCCATCAGGCCAGGCTGTTTTGGATGATCGAAGGTCGTCCAGGAGTAACGCCCAATCTACCGGGAGTAGCTCATAAACGACTTCGAGTGCTAAAGTATCGGAAGCCGAAGATAAATCGATAGTCGAAAGACTACCGTACTTCGATCCGAACCTTGCACGTCTCTGGTTAACTGTCTGGTCATCTAGGTTTACACCGAACCTACGAAGCCTTGCTCGAACATAAGACCCAACTTGAAGTTGGAGTCGAATATTCAAATGGGGCTCGTAGCAGATGACACGGTCAGTCTTCGCGTTCTTAGGCACCGTAATCATCGTGTTGCTCTCCACTACGGACAGTGCTCTGGGAAGGACACTGCATGGGCCATCAGCATTTAATGCTGCTTGCCCCCATAGGAAAGAGCTCCTCAACATGCGCAATGCGCGTGGTAAGGCACGACGGGTGACATCGAGTCTGGAACTGTATTTGGTTACAGCTGAAAAGGTAACACCACCGCAGGACGAAGTTCGTCCTTTAGACCAGCCGACATCCGGAAAGGATGTCGGGACAGAACCGAGGATCTTCGCAATTATTCCCTTAGCGCGAAACCAAATCGCGCTTTCTGGGCCCGGTACTCGCGTACCGGAACGAAGTTCCTTGATCCTGACATTGGTCAAACGGCAATGTTCCTCCGCTGCCACTGATTTCTCAATGGCAACAGCGACCTTATCTATACCAGTGTCGAAAGTCTTGTTTCGGCTAAACAGCTTAACTGCTGCATAGTCGCGACGAAACTTGTCGGCATCGTTATAGTCTAGAGGATCGATAGACAGCTGCACGAGCTGGAGATAATCTCCAGACACGTACAACAACCAGACCTTCAGGGCTATAGGTGAATCCAAAGCCGAGAGATACTCCCGAATCATCTCTTTGCCAAAAGCAAAGGGACGACGTGGTAGTATCCTCCTGTTACTAACAGGGGAGTTATGACTCATAACGAAGCTCCAAGAATTAGGAATCCACTCGTGTAGAATTAACTACACGAAGCTCGCAACTATCCGCCAGAGTTGGTCGAAAGACCAATCCTGGCATTTAGAAAACGAGCTGATAACCAGAAGAAACAGCAGGATATCCCGCCGGACTTCTGAGGTTACCATGTGGGCTCCAGATTCTCAAACTTCGCGACCGTAGCCGCGTTGACCAGAAGCTGGACAACGTAGTTCCGGAAAGCCGTGATCTCGGCCGAGGTGCTGTTCTGGTGGATCGCAAATTCCAGCGAAGCCATGTTCTGGTAGGCGACAACGTCGACACCATCAACAGTGGTAACACTGGGTTGCTCAAACACAAAGCGCAGCTTCACCAACCCGTTCGCGTTCGGCTTGAGCGCGACCTGCTCACGGAGTCGGAGGTATCCGATCCGTGGGCCGACGCGTTCCACCCATTCGGCGGTGGCTTTGGAGCCATCCGCCGACGTGCGGTTGCCGTTCGACGAGAAGGTATGACTGTCGGTCCCATCGCTGAGGGACAAACTTGCTTGTGCGGGCATAACCGGCACTCCTATTACAAAAAGAAACCCTTGCGGGCGAAAGTTGTATCCAGTCGGAAGACTGGGACGATTTTCGGAACCTACCTTCCGAACCTGCTCATCTGTTGACGAAGCAGGGCCACGGCCACAAGTGACCGTGAAACACTATGGGTCATTGACTCAAAGTGTACATCTTTAACCATCTGAGATATCGAAAATTCCGGTGGCCCCCCC